ACCTCGTGCGTGACCCGCGCCCAAGCCGTCTGGCGGTGCAGCGGGCGGCGGCGTGTCACGCAACGGGCGGCGGCGGGCCAGTCAGGGCCAAGTCAGGGCGGCAATATGGTTTAACCTTGAACCAAGTCAGGGCCAGTCAGGACGGGCCAAGTCAGGGCGTTAACCGGTATATATTATGCAGCAATATCAGTATGTTAGGCCGAGTCAGGGCTGACTTTGACGCGCGACCCCCCCACGGGGTGGCGGCGGGCCGGGCAGTTTTATTTTGACACCCTAACAGGCTGTCACCCAATAAATTTTACTTTTTCGGAAAAACACAACACGCGTCAAGTCAGCGTGAGTCAGGACGAGTCAGGACGAGTCAGGCCGAGTCAGCGACCTCAAAAATTTTTCGCTGCAAAATTTTACACTACTAAAAGTAGTAGTGTAGTTTTGAGAGGGCGAAATCGGACTCAATATCGCGCGCAGGGCTTTATGAACGAACGCGCTATTGCCATATGTCCTATGCGCGAGGCTTTATCCCCTACGCGCAGTCCACTACAGGTGGACTACGCTGGCGCTACGTCCCCAGTGGACACACCAGCTTTTTGTGGCTATACTTTTGGGAACTGGAGGAGGAACCAATGAACTACCGCAAGAAGCCTGTCGTCATCGTGGCGCACCAGATTGGGCAAGATGGTTGGCCTGATGAAATTTGGGAGGGCGTCACCAAAAACAAAATAATCCTGCACTTAGGGCGGTACGGCCATCCTGAGAAGGTAGGCGGCTACGTTGAAATCAAAACGCTGGAAGGCACTATGCGCGGCGAAATTGGCGACTGGATTATTCGAGGCGTCAAAGGCGAGTTCTACCCATGCAAGCCAGACATTTTTGCCCTGACCTATGAAAGCGCGGAAGACCACCATGTCAGATAGCCCACTGCCCAATGCCAAGCTGACTGTTGTGCCGCAGTCGCCGGAAGATCAGGTCCGCAAGGCTGCTGTCCACGACAGGTATGCGCTGGACGCTGCAAGCGCGAAGTTGCTGAAAGAGAATGGACGCCGCGCTGTCCTCAAGATGTTCGAGATGCTGAACGACGAGGAGAAGTGGAATGGGATGGGTCCGCGCAATCAGATGGCGCTGATCGACATGGCGATCACACGAGCCTATGGGCGCGTTGAGACTGTCAGTGCAGAAGCGAAATTGGCTGACTCTACGTCTGAGGTTGCAGGAGCCTTGCCACACCATTTGCGTCTGCTGGCTGGGACGTTGAACTTGCCAGAGTTGCAAGGGGCGAAGTCAGCGAAGAAAGATTGACGCCTTTGTCAGTTTTTCGTATTCTGCGCTTGCAATGGTCCTCCCTGTTGCTCGTAAAGCCCTACGCCCAACCGCCCACAAATGCTAGTTGGGCGTAGGCATCCACAGAAAGGCTAGATTGTGATCTCTGCCAGTCAGAACTCCAAGAACACTCAGAATGCCATCGACAACTGGATGTTGGGGCCATTGGCTCCAAGCAATATGCCGACTGCCAACAAGGACTATTGGCGCGAATTTGCTGCTGCTACGCTGACTTCTGAGAAAGAAGCGCGGTGTCAGCTTTGCTCAAACTGCGAATACTACGACAATACGCCTGAGACGAAGGCAGAAATGCTGGCGATTCCGATGAACAAGTTTGATGTTGGAGCCGGATCACGCGGCTACTGCACGAAGCTGGACTTCATCTGCCACGATCTGCGCGTGTGCATAGCGTGGGAGCGTAAAGACTTCGAAGACCCTACTGAGGAGGAGATGGACTGATGAAGGGTAAAGTTGGCAAAGTCATGCACGAGTTTAAAGCTGGCAAGCTGCACGGCGGCGTGGACCCAAAAGGACCAAAGAAAGCGCCAATCGTGAAGTCCCGCAAGCAAGCCATCGCCATTGCCTTGTCTGAGGCAGGGAAGTCGCGGAAAAAGTGAGCGAAGAAGACGATCTTTACTCTGCTCTCGTGGCGCGGTGTGCTGTTGACCGCTACTTCTTCGTCACTGAAATCCTTGGCGTCGAGAAAGTCGAAGACTGGCAGCGCGAGACAATGGCTGCTTTGGACAGTGGCGAGACGCGAATTTCGATTCGATCTGGCAACGGAGTGGGTAAGACCGCGCTTTGTGCTTGGTTGTCGATCCACTACTTGCTGTTCCGCGACGATGTGAAGATTCCTGTGACTGCTCCGTCCAGTTCGCAGTTGAAGGACGGCTTAATTCCAGAGACGAAACGCTGGATCGCCAAACTTCCTGACTTCCTGCGCGTCCAGATTGAAATGACTGAAGACCGCATCAGGCGCACTCCGGGCGGCGACAACAACTTTATCTCGTTCAGAACAGCTAGGGCTGACTCGCCTGAAGCATTGGCGGGTATCCACGCAAGTCATGTGATGGCAATTGTGGACGAGGCAAGCGGTGTGCCGGACATCGTGTTCGAGTTTGCTGAAGGCACAATGTCGTCTGCTGGTTCTATCTTTATTCTGATCGGCAACCCAACGCGACCGACTGGCTACTTCCACAAGACGCATTCCATCCTGAAGCACAAATGGTTCACCAAAAAAGTGTCGTCCTTCGACAGTTCTCGCGTTACGCAGGATTTCGTTGACAACATTGCCCTGACTTACGGCACAGGCTCGAACACCTACCGCTACAAAGTCTTGGGCGAATTTCCTGAAAGCGTAGCCGACACTGTAATCCCCAAGGAGTTGATTGATGGCGCATGGGGCAGAGACGTTGACCTCCTACGCGGCGCGGAGCGTTTTTGGGGTGTGGACCCCGGACGCGGAGGCGATCCAACAGGCTTTTGCATCCGAGCAGACAATCACGTTGAAGAACTCATCGAATGGTATGACGCAGACCTCATGCGCGTCACAGGCCGTGTTAAAGAACGCTGGGATCGCACCGCCGACAAAGACAGGCCGGAATCCATCTTCGTCGATTCCATCGGTCTGGGTGCTGGTGTGGCTGACCGCCTTCGTGAACTTGGGCTTCCTGCTGTTGACGTTAATGTCGCTGAATCCCCCTCTATGAAGGACCGCTTCACGCGGTTGCGGGCGGAATTGTGGTATGCAGTCAGGGAGTGGCTGGAGCAGCGCAATGTCGTCTTCCCAAAAGACTTGGACTTGGCCGAGAAGCTGATGTCGGAATTGGCGGAACCGCAAGCGATCTTCACATCGACTGGCAAGGCAGATGTCGAGTCAAAGGGCGCGATGAAGCAGCGCGGGGTCAGATCGCCCAACTTGGCTGACGCACTTTGCCTGACTTTCGCTGGCGGCGGGGCCATTGCAGTCGGTCGATCCAACGGCAAAAATAGCTGGAAGAAGCCGCTTCAGTGGGCTGCGCCCGGACTTGTGTGAGCCTTCGTTGACCAAAAGCTGCCTAACTGGTAGAGTATCGCAACTGAACCTGTAACTTGGAGGCAAAAATGCCTATTCGCGGCGTAAAGAACCCCTTCCCCAAAATCATGCCCGCCACCAGCGGCGGAATGTTTTCGTCTGATGGTAAGCAGAAGATGGACCCTGTGAAGCAGTCAGCTATCGTCAAGAAGACTGTTGCAGAAGCCATGCGTACCAACGGCAAAGTCGGTAAAAGCTAATGGCCGTCACGATCTCGCCGCCCAGCCCGAACAACAAGGCCAGCGCATACTACGCGAAGATCAACCATGTGAAACACGCCGTAGTCGCAGAGTCGAAGTCACAGATTCTTGTAGACATCGTAGACAACCGCTGACTTTGAGGGCAGAAAATGGCTGAAGACCTTTTTAACATCGACGGCGCGGTTCCTCCGGCTGACGATCAGACCATTTCTGTTGATGACGCAGCCCACGAACTGGGCGCACTGGTCAACACTGCCGTCAACTTCATCGACGAGCAGTTTATGCCCGGATGGGAGACTGCTCAAAAATACTACGATGGCCTGACTGACATCCAAACTGTCAATGGCCGCTCCAAAGTCGTGATGACGACAGTGCGGGACGCGATCCGCTCTGCCCGCCCGTCCTTGATGCGTATCTTCCTGCAAGCAGACACTATCGTCGAGTTTGTCCCCAACGGCGCAAAGTCAGCCGCTTTGGCGGCGCAGCAGTCCAAATTCGTCAATTCGTTGTTCTTCCGCTCAAACGGCTACCGCTCTTTGTATGACTGCATCCAAAACTCCATGCTGAAGAAGCTAGGAGTGATGAAATTCTGGTTCGATGACGCCACAGAAGTCAAATACATCGACCTAACTGCCATTCCGACCGACGAACTGGACAGAATCTCCTCTCGTCCTGACGCGATGATTATGTCCGTGACGCCTTCCGAGGCGCAGCCCGTCATTATCTCGCCTGACGGCACTCAAATCCAACTTTTTGACGCAGAAATCGCACTTTACGTCAAAAACGGCTCCATTCGTGTCGAAAACGTGCCTTTGGAGGAGTTTTTCATCGACGAAAACGCCTCTGGCGTCGAAGACGCTCGTGTCATCGGCCATCGCCGCCAAATGCGGGTGGGCGATGCCGTGGCGATGGGTCTTCCGTTTGAAGAACTCGACAATCTCGACACAATCGACCCAGAACTCTACGCAGGAGCGGGCGAGTCAGAATATCGCCGTGGCTACATGAAAGTCACGGAGCAAGAGTCGATGGACCGCATGATGCGGCTCGTCCTCATCACAGAATGCTACGCCCGCTACGATCTTGACGGCACAGGCATCCCGCAGCTATACCGCTTCTGGCTAGGCGGCACTGCATACGAACTCCTACACCATGAACGCGCCTCACAAGTCCCATTCGGCCTGATTTCAATCGACCCCGAACCAAACACTGTATTCGGCAAGTCCATCTTTGACGTTGTGCGCCAAGAACAAGACACAATGACCTCGCTCATTCGTGCGACAGTTGACAACGCCCACCTCTCAAACAACCGCCGTCTAGCCGTCCATGACACGCTCGTGAACATGGATGATGTGCTGAACCCCGCTGTAGGCGCTCCAATTCGTGTTAAGTCAGCAGGACAAATCCAAGAAATTGGGGTTCAGTCCACCATCTCGTCCATGCTTCCGCTCTTGCAGTTCCTCAAGCAAGACACTGAGCAGAAAGTCGGCGTCACTGGCGCTGCAATGGGCATCGACCACGATGCCTTGCAGTCCACGACCCGCGAAGCCGCCATGAACACGATCCAGATGTCGCAAGGCCAGATCGAAGTCATGGCTCGCAACATTGCAGAGGGCCTGAAGACTGTCTTCAACGGCATCCTCAAACTGTCCATGTGGCATATGCCGCGCGAACAGATCATGGAAGTGAATGGGGATTACGTCCCCGTAGACACCGCCATGTTCGATCCTACGCTGTATATGCGGGCCAACGTGGGTCTAGGTACTGGCGAGGCAACAGAGAAGCTGGCGGGCCTACAGGGCGTCCTAGCGCAGCAAAAAGAGATCGTTGCCACCTTGGGGCCGTCCAACCCCATCGTGACCTACCGCAACATCTACAACACGCTCGAAGACATGACGAAGCTGTATGGCATCTACAACGTCAGCCGCTACTTCTCCCCCGTCACGCCGGAAGTCGAACAAGTCCTTGCCCAGCAAGCCCAACAGGCCGCTGAAAACCAGCAGCCAGTCATGGACCCCGGCACTGCGATGGTCCAAGCCGAGCAGATCAAGGCACAACTGAAAGAGCGCGAACTCTACGTCACCTCCATGCTGGAGGAGCGCCGCCTTGCGCTGGACAACCAAATCCGCGCACTGGAATTTGCCGCCAAAGACGATCTGGAGCGCGACAAGATGGCACAAGACCTCGAAATCGCTGCCTCCAAGTCAGCCATCGACAAGCAGAAGATCGCTTTGGAGCAAGAAAAGATTCGGTCCGCGCCCTACGAAGCGCCGACCGCCGAACCGCTGACTCCGCCAACAGCACCAGCAGAGGCCGTTCAGAATGGTTGATCCCTTCACAAAAGCCCGCCGCGCCAAAGAATTGCTGGAAGATGCGGTCGTGACTGAAATCTGCAATCAGATGGTCGCAGAGGCTTTTGCAGAATTTTGTTCCGTTGACAGTCAAGACACTGTAAGCATGACTCATATCCACGCCAAAGTCAGGGCCGTGGATACATTTCGAGCAACGCTGCGTAATCTCGCGCGGCAGGTCGATGAGAGGAAAAGCTAATGGCTCTTGAAGCCGGACAACCGATTGGCAAAATGTCGATGGACGACATTGCTGCCTCCATGATCGTCTCCGCTGACCCTGTAAAGGAGGAGGAGACTACCGCTGACGCTGCGGACGATAGCGTAGAAAACCAAGTTGAGACTTCTGACTCACAGTCCGAGTCAGACGCCACCGCCACCGATGACGCCGACAATGAAGATGATGAAAACTTCGAGACTATCCAACTAACCGACGATACGCTTATCCCGGTGACAGTAGATGGAGAGGGTCGAGAAGTAACGCTCGCTGACTTGAAACGTGCCTATTCTGGTGAAGGAGCAATCGAAAAGCGACTCCAAGTTGCCACGGAAACCAAAAAACAGGCCGAAAGCCTGAAGGTCCAAGTGGAGCAGGAGTTAAACTCTGGCCGTCAGAACCTCGTGAAAGCCTTTACAGCCTTCGAGAGCCTGATGTTCCAGTCTCAAATACCGCAGCCTAGCCTCGCACTTCAGCAAACCAACCCTACCCAATACCTCATTCAGCTTGAGAATTGGCGGGCGGAGCAAGGTGAACTTCAGCAGAAGCGAACCAAAGTGCAGCAAGCTGTGGCGCTGTTCCAGCAGCAGGAAGCAGAGCAACTCAATCAGATGAAGGCAGACGCCGCTCATCGCCTTGTAGAAGCAATGCCAGCGTTGCGCGATCCCGTAAAAGGACCAGAAATCCAGCGAATGATGGTAGACGCCGCTCGTGCATACCAATTCAATGACGCTGAACTGTCCGACATCGTGGATCATCGGCTGTATCTCGTGCTGGCTGACGCCGCCGCCTACAGGCAACTGAAGGCCAAAGGGCAAGTCGCACCGCAGAAACAGACCAAGGCAGCAGTCACCATGAGGCCCGGAGCATCTAAGCATCTCGCAACTGCAACGGCATCCGCGCGGAACCAAAAGGCCGCTCTGGAAACCGCGCGCAAGTCAGGTCGCGTCGAAGACATCGCCGCCACCATGCTTGTCCGCAAACCGAAAAGGTGAACTATCATGGCAGTTGATGCACAAACCATCGAAACGTATGACAACACTGTCATCCGTGAAGACCTCGAACAGCAGTACACGATGATCTCTCCTGAAGAGACGCCGTTCCAGACTGCTATCGGTGTCGGCCCCGCCGCAACCAACACTTATCACGAGTGGACTGTTGTGGAATTGGCCTCGCCCTCGACCTCGAACCGCGTCATCGAAGGTGACGATGCTCCGGGCGAAGACAACGGCACTCTGGGCAAGCGCTTCGGCAACTACACCCAGATCAGCGACAAGATCGTCTCGGTGTCGAACACCTCGGAAGCTGTTGATGCAGCCGCCGAAAACGTCCAGCGTTTGGCCGCTCAGGTCGCTATCAAGCTGAAGGAAATGAAGCGCGATATGGAAGCCATGTTGCTTCAGAACATCGCTGCTGCCGCTGGCTCGTCGGGCACTGCTCGTCAAGCTGCTGGTCTGCCCGCTTGGCTGCGGACCAACATCGTTCTGGGTGCATCGGGCGCTGCGCCCACGCTGTCCGGCACGACTTCTGGTTATCCTAACGCTGCCCTGACTCCGGGAACGGCGGTTGTTTTGACCGAAACCAACCTGAATAACGTCATTCAGTCTTGCTGGAACGAGGGCGCTTCGCCTTCGATCATCATGGTTAACGCCAACAACAAGCGCGTCATCTCGAAGAACTTCACGGGTAACGCCACTCGCTACAAGGACGCTATCGACAAGCGTCTGACTGCCGCCATCGACATCTATGACTCGGATTTCGGTGAACTTTCGGTGGTCCCGAACCGCTTCCAGCAAACCACCGCCGCAGACAACTACTCGGTGTATGTGCTGGACCCCGAATACGCGAGCCTCTCCTTCTTGGAAACTCCGCGTCAGACGGAACTGGCCCAGACGGGCCACGCAAAGCGCCGCATGGTGCATTGCGAGTACACGCTGAAAGTCTCCAACGAGAAAGCCCACGGCGCGATCCACGCGACCACTGGCGCAGCGGCCTAACATCAACTGGGGCGGCGGCAACGCCGCCCCTACCTCCAGCATAGGTGCATTATGGCTAACCAACCTGAAATCGCTGCTGAAGTCGTAATCGTAACGTCAGCAGAACCCGTCCCCAAGAAGCAAACAAAGCCAGCTACGGCCAAATACGAAGTCATCAATGGCGCAATCAGCCCCTATGGCGGCGACATGGATTCCTTGATCCGCCCCGGCTCTATTGTTGAACTGCCGACTGACTTGGCTGTGCATTACAACAAACTCGGCTACCTCAAGCCGTACATTGAGGAATAATATGTTCCTGCCATCTTCGCCCATCGTTGAAAAACTGTATCTCAATCCAAATGGGACGCAGTTTCACTTCGTCAAAACGCAAGATGTGCAAGGCATCATTGAAGCAGCCAAGGATGCAGCGGAGACGCTGCGCCCTAACACTGGCCCCGCTGGGGGCAAATACCTTGGCACAGTGCCTGTCCTGATCGCCCAGCAGTGGGCAAAAGAGTGCGGCGCATCAGTAGGCTCGCGTGAGTGGGCGATCTATGCTAAAACGAAACTACGCGATGGAACGTGGGCTAGACTAAGGGTGCATCAGAAATGAACTATGCTGCTTTCAAAGCCTACCTAGCGCGGTTTGTCTGGCGCAACGGCGACACAGTGTTCGAGGCAGACCTCGACAACATGGTCAACATGGCCCACGCCCGCTTGAACCGCGATCTGCGGATTCAGCGCATGGTTGTCATTGCCAACGCTGACTTGCTCGCTGACTCAATCGCCCTTCCGGCCAATTATCTGGAAATGCGGACAATCACATCTGATAGTCCTCCTGCTCCCATGCAGTATGTCTCGCCTTACGAGCGCGAGCGCATCAAACTGGCAAACGCCAGCACCTTCCAGCCAGTCTACACAATCGCCAATGACGCCCTGTATTTTGTCGGTCCTATGGCGGCGACTGACGACCCTGCGCGGTCGATCATTATGACTTACTACAGCAAAATCCCTGACTTTGCGACAACCGACACTTCGTGGCTGGCCGATGACTATCTCGACCTCTACACCTACGCTGTTCTGCGCCACACTCCTGCCTATTTAAAAGAGGATGAACGTGTGGCATTATGGAAGAATGAGTATGACGAAACGCTTGCGTCCGTCATTAACGCTGAAGCTGGTCGTCGTTATGCGGGAAGCCCGCTACGCGCCCCAATGCCGGGAGTTGTCGCATGAGCCTGTCAAACGCCTTTGAAACCACCACGCTTGAGTGGCTGTTCACTGCAACCTCAGTGACCCGCCCCACGGCTTGGTATCTGGCCCTCTACACTGTCGCGCCCACGGACACTGGCGGCGGCACAGAATGCAGCGGCACTTCCTACGCCCGCCAGTCGTTTTCCTTGAGCGTGACTGGTGATACCGCGTCTAATTCGGCAAACATTGACTTTCCGACCGCTGGCGGATCGTGGGGAACTATTGTCGCTGTAGGTGTGTTTACTGCTGTGACTGGCGGCACTCTCATTGCCTACGGCACTCTAACCACTTCCAAAGCCATCGACACAGGCGATGTGTTCCGTGTCCCGACTGGCGATCTTGACATCACGCTGAACTAATAGGCACACAATGGCCGCGTATCGCACAGGTTATGGCGGCTCTACTTATGGATCGTACAATTACGGCCTTGATGGCAGCATCGTTGATGCTGCCTCAACCATTTCTATTGGCACTACAGCAGCAATAGCCGCGCAGCGGATGCGTATCGGTGCGGCTAACATTGCTAGTGTGGCGGCGGTTACAGTCAACGTAAATCGAGTCAGGGATGCAAATTCAAGCATTTCGGTCGCGTGTTCCGTTACTTCTGCTGCTGTTGCTGTAAGAACCACTGCCGCAGCATTGTCGTGCAGCACGACCCTGACTTCCTCTGCTCAAAAACTGCGGACTGCAACCAGTGCTATTTCAGTCGCCGCTAGTTTTTCTGCTGCTGCAACAAAAATCTATCAGGCAAATAGCGCAATCCAGATCGACACTGGCCTAACAGCAAACTCTGTTGCCGTGTACAACATGGCTGCGGCCATCGTGGTGAACTTGACTACAACGACTGTTGGGCAAAAGATTCATCTATCTGGTGCAACCATACCGATTTCGTGTATAGTAACCGCAAATGGACGCTTGCGCTGGGAAGTAGACGAGGCAGATACTGAAACTTGGACTGCTCAGTCAGCATCTGCAAACGGCTGGACACCAATTTCGCCCAACGCTGCTTCTTGGGCAGCATAACGAGGAGCCGATTACATGGCTGATACAACAACGACGAACTACGGGCTGACAAAACCTGAAGTTGGGGCCAGTTCTGACACTTGGGGAACCAAGATAAATACTGACTTGGACGCTGTTGATGCGCTCCTTGGTGGCACTGGCGCTCAAAAGGCCAAGCCAAACCTTTCTGGTGGGCTGTGGAAGATCGACGGCACAGCCGTTACTCCGACCGCTGCTGAACTGAACGTCCTTGCTGGTATCCCTGCCACTCTGACTGCGGCAGAACTTGGTTATGTCGATGGCGTCACCTCTGCTATCCAGACGCAGCTAAACGCAAAAGCACCGCTGACGGGAACGGGAACATCTGGGACATGGCCGATTAGCATCACAGGAGATGCTGCGACAACCGATGGCAAATCATTCGGCACGTTCACCGCTGCTGGTGGTATCGCCTATGCTACAAGCACGACTGCACTTGCAGCAATCGGCGCGGGGACGGCTGGGCAGGCGCTAGTATCGGGCGGCGCTGGCGCTCCAACATGGTCAACCATTAGTTCTGGCGGCATAACGCTGCTTGGGACGCTTGCTACTACGAGCGGAACAACAGTTACTTTGTCTGGTTTGACGCTGACATCGTATAAGCAAATGCAGTTTGTGCTAAATGGAGTTTCTGGCAGTGGTGGATTTGGCTTTGTAACTTTAAACGGAGGCCAAATTTTTAACCCCGGGGGGGCTGCAAATGCTACTTCTGGTTTTGGCTTTATAGACTTATCCAGCGGGGCTTTAGTTTGCTGCACCGCTAATGTTAGCAATTGGTCAGGTTATTCTTTTGTTTCTGGAATAACCACAGCAAGCACTAGCGTATCCTTTGTTTTGGGCGGTGGTGGAACATGGGACGCTGGCTCTATCTTTATCTACGGGGTGAAATAACATGGATTACTTCGAAGTCATCACTGACGCCACCACAGGGCAACAAACGATCCGCCCATATACCCCCGCAGAGATCGCTGCGGTTATTGCCGCAAGCATCCCCACGTTT